CACCACCCTCTGCTCTACCTTCAATTTCAGGTGCAAAATCAACAAAGGCAAGATTTTCGTTTTCACTACCTTCGATTGAATTTAGAACTTCATTTTCTTGCTCTGGTGTAAAATCTTCCTCTTCAGGATCAAAATCACCAACACCTTCTGTCACTCCAATTTTTTTAGCAACCTCTCCCGCTGATGCAATATCTTTATCTCTAGCAAAATCATTAACAGATTCAATAAAATCCTTATTTAATTTTGTTACAGTTGCCTCCGACTCATCTATTGTTTCACGTATTTGCTTATCATCTTCACGAAAATCAAAACGTTTGAATTGTGATAAAAAGTTATCTACACCTGTAGAAATAGATTCAAAAAAGTTTGACATACCTTCTATAAATCCTGTAAAAACACCTACGACTCTAGTAATTAATTTGAAAAGTTTTTCAAATGCTTTAATTATTTTTGGTAGATTTAATAATGCCCATCCTATGATTAAAGTGCCAACAAAATCTAATATTCTCCCTAAAAATCCTTTTGTACTCCTACTTATTACATTTCCTTGCCTTTTCGTAACACCACTCACAGATGATGCTTCAAGTTCATCTTCTCTTTGTCTTCTTAAAACATTCTCTCTTCTTCTCTTAAAAAATTCAGCATCTTGACGAATTAATTTACTTTTAAATAAATTTGTTTTTCTAGTCTGTTTTAATAACTCACTTGACTGTCTCCCAATCGAAAGTAAACCCTCAGATAAATTAGTAACTGATTTACGTATTGAATCAATTCCTATTGAAGATTTTCTCAATGAGTCTCTTCTTGCTCTTATACTCATGATCAACTAACCCCCGTTAGAGATGTTGCATATAATGTATGCGAGTTATTATTATCAAATAATATATTAGGTAAAGTTACAGATTCTTTTGAGGAGTCAGATTGTACTGAAGATGATTGATTATTTTGATTATTTGCTAAATTAATTATTTGCGATCCATCTTCATCAAATTTACTTATTTCTTCTGCTACATTCATCTTATCGTTTTTCATAGGTGCAATGGAATTTTCAGCATTGGCAGGTGTAAAATCAGTCTCTTTTAATTCTGGGAGATTTTCTTTATCTTTTGATAAATTTACATCTTTATCTTTTTTCTTTCCAAATCCAAATATACCTAAAATACCATCATACAATTTCCTTATTGCTTCTTCACCAGCAATACCACCTGCTAGAACAAGTATTCCATATAATATTCTGGCACCAGGTATAGGCAATGCTAACATAGGTGCAAGTAATTTAGCAGTTGCAGCTGAAGCAGCAGCAAAACCAGCTGCAGATGCCAATGCTTTTCCAATTCCATCACCAGTTGCTAAGTTTATCACAAATGTTGCTATTGGTCCTCCTAATTTTTTGAATAGAGTTTTAAGTCCACCTTTAACACCTACAGCACCTAATAATTTTCCTAATATATTTTTACCAGGTAACTTATTAAAAAGTTTTATAATCGTATTTTTCAAAGGATTCAAACCCATCTTTGCTGGATTTAACATCGCTCCTTGTGTTCCTTTTCTTGTTACAATATCAGCAGTTGTTGGAAAAAGTCTTTTTTGAATTGGACTTGTAATTTTTTTCAATCCTTCTCTTACACCAAGTTTTGTAGATTTTTTTGCAATATTATCTTTATAAAATGTACTCTGTGGATCCGCTAAGACTGATGTTTTTCCTTTTTCTTTTGATTTTTTAAAAATATTACTTAAAAACTTGACTATTCTATCTAATCCTAAAGTTGCTGCAGCACCTCTAATGACCCCACCTGAGAAGAATCCAGCAATTCCTAATCCAGCTGCCTTTTTAACAAGACCAGCAAGTAAAGTTTGAACTCCTTTAAGTCCTATTCTTAATAAACCTCCAAACGCAACTCTCGCAACATTTCCAGCAAATACACCTAATATACCTAATACTTTCTTTACACCTATCGAAAGAGCCGTAAAACTCCCTACAATAACTGTCAATCCTACAAAGAATTGATTTTTTAGTTGATTGACCTTATCAACATTACCCTCAGACATCGCCTGAAGTATGTCAATTCCTTTCATTGTCAACCAACCACCAGCAAGTGTGAATAAGAAAGTAGTTAAATTACTCAATATTCCTTGAGTTTTAACAGCAACTCTTTGAACTGGTGAAAACAATGCTGATTGTATTTTCTTCTCTAATGCACTCTCTTTTCCCTCTCTTAATCCCTGCTCTGCTAAAATTCTTTTACGATTTTGATCAGCAGCTTCTCTCTGCCTTTCTAATTGTTCATTAACTGCTAAATTTTCCTTTACTCCCTTTAAATTAAAATTGAGTGAACCTATTTGTTGAGATATATTTTGTAATTGACCTGATACTGTAGTTAATTGTAGTGATTGTTGTTGCAACAAATCAGTTGTAACTGTATCTGGTTGAGCCTGTGGAGTTGCACCAAAAAAACTAGAAGAAATGTTTCTCCTAACTGCTCTTATTCCTCCTGATATTGGTGAACCGAACTCATCCATTGCGTTCTTGTTGTGCTTTTAGATTTTCTTCTTCAATGTATTGTTGGAGAAGTGAAATGTAAATTTCCCTTTCCCAAGGTATCATGTTTTCAAGCTCTGTTAAACTATATTTATGGTGCTGCATCAAGGCAAAGTTCAATTTATAGTATGACACTAAATCCTCATGTGCCATACTTATCCGAAAAAACTCTGCAGCCCCTCTATTGTAATTTCACTCTCAACTTTTGTGTTTGGATTCATTACCTTAACAGTATGTGAAAGTTTTGGCATTGTATCAAAAAATTTCTCAATATCTTTAAATTGAGATGAATTAAGTTGTTCTAGAAAGTCAACTAATTCTTTCTTTGTACAATCCTCTTGAGTCCAAGATTCTTCCTCTGAATATACTTGGTCAATACAAGATGCAATGAGTTCAAAAGTATCATCCACCTTTACATTACCAGCATCAAAATTAGATTTAATAAACTCGTTAAGAGATGGGTATCTCATTTTTAATGTAAAAGTATCATCTAATTTAATATCTGCTTTGTGATCTTTTGATTTTTGAACTTTTATTGAGTCAATATTAATTGACATTGGCACTTGTGTTTTTCCATCATCGGGACAAGTAACCATCACTTCAATCTGTTCACCAACAGATTTACCACGTACATTTAAAAACAAATATTCAATATCAAATGTAGATAGTTTATCTACTTTTATTCCCTTTGTCAAAATACAAGATACTAAGATACTTTTTACAGCATTTGCGATTTGTTTTTGATCTTGGGACTCTAAGGCAATAATTAAAATCTTCTCCTCTTTTACAAGAAATGGTCTATATTTGATTTTTCTATTTGATGAGGGAAGAACCAACTCATATGTTGGCGTTGCAATTTTTGGTAAAGGCATAATAATCTGAGCACTTCAGTGTGATTATTTATAGAGGTTTTTCAAACGTTAAATGTGCTAGATGTGCCAGAACCTAGATTAACTCCACCTAGTGTTTGTGTTGGGCCATTTGGACCGTTACTATTATTTGAACCTGCTCCAGAGACTGGGAAAGTTGTATTACTTAATCCCTTTATAGCACCAAATGCATCTTGATTTATAATATTAGTACTATACGCAACACTACCACCATCTTTAATGGGATTACTTAAACCAAATATTTCATTAAATGCTCTTCCCAAATCTCTTGCTAGTGATGATGATTCACCACATATATACCTATCAAAACTAAATGATGCTGATGCTTTTAAAACTTGTGAACCTTGGTAAGATACTCTTGTAGAATTTAATGCTAACGGAAATAAACCAATAAAACGATATTCTAAAAAACGATTATAGTCCCTCTCAAACTTTACAATTTTTGTCTCATTCGATTTGTAATCTGCAGGATAATTAAGTTCAAAGTGATAAGCATCACTTGTTGGATCAGGTATTGCTCCAGTTATATACTCCATCCAATGCTCTAAAAACTTCATCGATTTGTATTCATTATCAACATAAAATTCTAGATTTATTTGAGTGAAATTACGAGTATGTGCAAATCTCTCAATGACCCCCTGAAAATTGCCACGAGTATCAATTGATGCTAGAGCACTACCTGGTAAAACTGCATTACTGCATAATAATCCTGCATCTTCTAAAACAAATCTATCATTCACTCCCTTTCTTCTTAAATATGAACGCAACCCGTTCCTATTAAAACTGTGGGGTAGGGCAAATTTGACAAGATAGTGTGAAGACTGTGCTACATTTTGAAATCTTGGTAATAAATCAGATATTGATCTTGGTCTTGGTGCTGGCACTCTAAATAAAATTACATATCATATGTATTTAGATGTCTTATAAGGGAAAATACTACCCCTCCTATCCCAGAAAGTATAAAGGTGATCCAACAAATATAATTTACAGGTCACTCTGGGAGAGAAAGTTCATGGTATATTGTGATAAAAATGAGAGTATATTAGAGTGGGCAAGTGAAGAGATAGCGATACCATATCGTTCACCAGTAGATAATAGAGTTCATAGATATTTTCCTGATTTCTATATGAAAGTTAAAGAAAGAGGGGGTAAAATAAAGAGGTATGTGATTGAAGTCAAACCAGCAAAACAAACAAAACCACCCGTGAAACCAAAAAGACAAACAAAAGGATATATTCGTGAAGCATATGAATATGCAAAGAACCAAGCAAAATGGAAAATGGCACGAGAGTTCTGTGCTGATCGCCAGTGGGAGTTCAAGGTAGTTACTGAGAAGGAGTTAGGAATATGAGTCGTATCGACCCCATAATGAAAAAACTTATTGGAAATGAGAATCCAGATGATTTAGCACAAGACATATTAGAAGTATTAACTGAGGGAAGTAATGTCCCAGAGGAAGGTAATTATTATGTTTTTGTATATCAACCCAAAACACCAAATATTAGATATGATGCACATCCTCTCGTCGCAGTGACGGATGTTTTTCAATGGGGATTTAAGGGACTTAATTTTCACTGGGGTGAGATGAGGCAATATACATTTCCAGAGGTTGTGGGTGGTTTGTATAAAGTCGATGAAATGGAACTTAGAGACCTACGAACTATTCCATTTGGCAGAATACGACTAAATAGATAAAAAAAGGTCGATAATGTCAATTAATAACCCTACTAAAGCATACGAAAGAAATAGAAATCGCAATAGAAGTAATCATAGAGGTATCTTGAAGGATGAGAATACACAAAATAATAATAGTAAAACCACATCGCAAGTAGAAAATCAAGGTAATAAAAAACCAAGAAAGAAACATAAAAGACACATATCACACCCAAAAGTTATGAGTTATCCAATTGCGGTAACTCCCGATGAAGCAAGTGGTACAAGATTATTAATAAAATGTTTTGAATATCGTCCACAAACTACAAACTTCAGTACTGGATATACACCTTTAGTAGCAAGTAAAGCAGGTATATTTGATGGTCAAAAATATAAAGAAGGTGAATTTTTAAAAAATAAAGATGGTAATATTAGATTACAACCTACAAATCTACAGTTTAAAAATTTAGGTGGATCTGATCAATTTTCTGATAGAGAATCCAAAGAGTCGCATCATTATTATGTTGAACTACCCATACCACAGGATGTAAATGACTCTAATACTGTCACTTGGGGTGAT